TTATTCCTTATCCGTGACAGGCCACACACTCCTCAGCGTCTTTGAGCGCATTACGCTCTACATGTAACCCTACCTTGTCCGCGTCAACACCTGCGTTAGTCCGTAGATAATACAGACCCTTTAGGTGTCTTTTGAACGCTTTGATGTGGCAAAGGTTGACGTAAGAAGCAGGACTACCCGCAGGGAAGAACAAGTTAACACTTTGTCCCTGACAGATATATTCCTGCCTGTCCCCCGCGAGATCCACGACCCATTCTTGATTGATTTCAAATGCCGTTTTAAACACATCTTTTTCCCACTCTGTCAGAGCATCAATATGTTGAACGGAACCGTCGTTGTTAATAATTGAACGCCACACCGCATCTGTATCTAAGTCTTTCGACTTGAGTAGCTTCTTCAAGTACTTGTTCTTGATTAAGTGACTACCCGCCCTAGTACGGTGAGTAAAAGCATTAGACTTACTGGGTTCAATAGAAGGAGAGCAACCACAAATAATACTGCTATTAGCGTTAGGGGCAATTGCCAAAAGATGTGCATTCCTACGTCCGGTTCCCACCATGTCTGGTGCTTCACCTTTCTCAATACCCAACTCCAAAGTCGCTTCATCAGCTTGCTCCTTTATTTTACTAAAGAGGCGGTGATTCACGGATATCGACAACGGACTCTCCCATGGGATCATCTCTTTCTGTAGATAGCCGTGGAAACCCATCGCACCTAAACCTATTGAGCGTTCTCTTTGGGCAGAGAAAACAGCTTTAGCCAGTTCTGCAGGAGCGTGTTCGATGAAGAAGTCGAGGACGTTGTCAAGGAATCTGACCAGATCTTTGACCATCCCTGTATCGCACCATTCATCGTAGAGTTCCAAGTTGACAGAGGAGAGACAGCAGACTGCTGTTCGTTGCTCATCTGTTGCAAGGTGGATTTCATTGCAGAGATTTGATCCGTTGATTTTGAGACCAAGGTTTCGCTGAGATTCAGGAAGTCCTCTGTTTGCTGTGTCAATAAAGTTGAGATACGGTTCGCCTGTTTTGAAACGTGTTTTGAGTATTCGTTGCCAAAGCTTTCTAGCTGAGATTGTATCTGTGACCATTTTTGTGTGGGGGTCAACCAACTGCCAGTCATCATCTTTTTCGACTGCCTCCATAAATTTATCTGAAATGTTAATTGCGTTGTGGATGTTCAAACACTTTCTGTTTTCATCACCACCTGTAGGTTCTCTAATAATTAGGAACTCAATCATGTCTGGATGAGATATATCCAGATATGCGGCATAACTACCTTTGCGCGTACGTCCTTGTCGGTAGGCTGTCATCTGAGAGTCACAGACCTTGAGCATGGGGACAATACCAACAGACTTGTCAGTCACCCCACGCACATCAGACCAGTGCCCTCCGACGCCACCACCTTTCACACTGAGCCAAGCAAGCTCTGCATTATGCTCAATAAGGCTAGAGAGATTATCACCCACGAAAGTAAGGAAACATGAGATTGGTAATCCAACTGGGGCTTCTCCTTCTGCAGGTGCATTACTGAGCACTGGGCTAGCAAACATAAACCACCCGCGACTAGCGTAGTCATAAATACGTTGAGCAAATTCGTAGTCTCCTTGGCAGTATGCCTCTGAGGCTCTGGCTAAGGCTTCTTGAGGATCTTCCTCAGTTCGGCAATAAAAATCCTTCAGTAGAGCCAGAGCCTGATCACTGAAGTTTTTGTTTCGGGAGTAATCAATTTTAATCTTCATCTTTTACAAACACACCGTTGACCATTTTTCCTTTTCTTTTTGAGATAACTTCAAACGCATCGTTCAGGCAGTCATTGATGTTCACACCCCAGAAAGTACACTGGATAATCAAGGTAACCATGATGTCGCCAATGGCATCACGCACCTCAATAGTGTTGTCCTTTAAGATGGCATCCAGAAGTTCTGTGACTTCTTCAAGTGTCTTACTGTACTGCGAGACAGGGGTACTGTTATCCAGTATCCCCCGATCTGCCGCCCACGATATGACTTCACGTTCTAGTTGGTCTGTATTAGGCATTAGAGATTATATTCCCCTTCAAGTTGGTTAATACGCATTTGGGCGTAACGGATGGCTTTCTTGAGATCTAAGATTTCACTCTCGACCTCATCGTGACCTGCATAAAATTTCTTACCCGCTCGACTTGCATACTTAATGATGTTGCCGCGCCAGAACTCCATCTCGTTCTTCATGATGAACTCAATGGGTTCGATGTTGTATTCAGCGTAATGCTTCGGTCGGTAAATTATGTCGGTGGTGTCCACGGAATGACCTTTCGTGTCTTAAATTAAAGTCCGAAGCGCGGCAAATACGGGCGACTTGTGCCT